GAGATTTTGACTCTTTTAATGTCTCAACATCGTCGAATCTTCTAAGAATATTAATTTTTTCTTTCTTAGTAGTTGAATGTTCTGTGAATAATCTTGTTGCGTAAGCCAAATTAGAATTAAAGATAGCCACTTCGTTCAATTTTTCTCTGAACACATTAAGTGCTTTTCTATATTCTTCATTTTTCTCTCTTAACATATTCACTTCAGCATCTAAACTTTCAACTGTTACACCGTTTTTATAAACGTAATTTCTATTGTTAGTAATGCCTTTTCTTAGACCTCTACCTTCTTTAGAACCCATTCCGTATGTTCTAGCAGCTTCTTTGGTTTCTTCTTTTTCAAAAGCCTTTTCTCCTTTAGAATTTGTCATACCTTTTTTAGTTGTGTAATCTTCTTTACCTTTCATGGTTTTAGATTTATCACCTCTATTCATTCCGTAATCACCTTCTTTAGTTTCAGCTTTAACAACTTTAGATTTACCTTCCATGTTAGCACCTTTTTTGTAATCAAATTTTGCCTTTCCTGTTCCCATTTCTTTTGGACCTTCTTTTTTGTCTTCTTTGAATCCACCAGAGGTCTTATTGTATGTGAACTTAGGACCTGAGCCTAATCCAACACCTTTAGGTTTTACTTTTTTCATTCCTTTTTTTGGACTGTAAGATTCGTTAGCGTATCCTTCTTCATCAGATTCGTATTCCATTTCTTCTTCCAACTCTCCTTCTTCCTCAGAGTCTTTGTCTTCTTCAGAGTCTTCGTCTTCTTCTAATGAAATTTCATAAACAATTTCCTCTTCTTCTTCCTCTTCTTCAGTATCAAACTCATCTTCTTCATCCATGTTTTCCATTTCAGCGAAAATTGCGTCAATTACTGAGTAAGTATCTTCGTCATCAAATGACATCATTTCAGACTCTTCTTCAGATTCACCAAGTTTAACAAGGTATTCAACATCAGCATCATTATCAGTCAAGTGAACATCGTCACCATCTTTTTTAATGATAATTCCGTCTTCTTCACCCATTGCTTTAAATACTTTTAGAATTTCTTCGTCAGAAGCGTCGGTTAAGTCAATTGGACTTTCCATTGAATCCATATCGATGTCCATTTCCATTTCGTCTTCGTCTCCGTCAACATCCATGTCTAAGTCCATTTCCATTTCATCTTCATTATCAGTTTCAGCATCTACATCAGTATCTGCGTCAACATCTAATTCAATCTCATCTTCATCTTGTTCCGATAGAGATTCTTTTACTAGTTGGTTGATTTCTTCCTTCATAGTAGAAGCAAGTATTCCTTTTGCATTTTCGGCTATAGCTTCTTCAACATTTTTCATTTGAATTAGAGCCTCTTGTACTAATTTATTTTCTCGCATAAAAAAATCGGTTTTTTTCATTATAAATAGTTACCTATTAAGAAAAAATCCGACTTAAACAAAAAAAGTGGTCTAATGACCACTTTTTATTTTTCGATTACTTCATCGATTTTGCTTTCTGATACTGAAGTTATTCTCCAATCATGAGTAAATCCCTCATATTTTTTTGTAACCTTTGCTTCCACATCCGTTACAGAATAACCTTTAACCAATTTTTCTTCTCTAATTTTTTTAATCTTACCTGAATCCTGGTCAGGTAAATCATACTGAATTTTTGCTACAAAATATTTTTCGTCCATAATTTTTATTTTCCCAAATAATCGTTTAATTTTTTCATTAAGTCAACTGACTTGTCAACATAATCTGAATTAACCATTGGTTTTCCTCTTTTTTCTTCTTCTAAATTTTCCTCATACATATCTCTATCCTCAGGATTGGTAAATAAATAAGCTCCAGGTGTTGATGGTGATGATACTAAGTCAAAACAAATTAATTCAAAGTCGTCTTGTACTTCATTTCTCTCTCCAACTTTTTTTAATGAACCAACACCACGAGATGATATACCTAAAGTAACTCCTTGTCTCATAAGGTTTGCTGCTTGGTCACCTTTAGTTGAAACAATTCCTCTTTCGTGAAATCCTGGTGATGTCAATAATTTTAATTTTCCCATTAAAATATTTCTATCCCACCATATGTCGGTGATGATGTGAGATACCCTGTCTAAGTCAATAAGAGACGACTCAGGGTGATTAAGTTCTGAGGTTGACAAACCCTTGGCAATCGCCTTTTTATAGTTGTCCGCTTCTCTTTTTAATATTTGTTCAGGATATGTTCTACCATTTCTATTTGGAGTATCGTATTTCTGTAATACAGCATAAAACTCAAATGGATTTCTGTAATCTAATTTTGCCGACTCTTGAATTACAAGAGCATTATGACTCTCTTTTGGAGATACCCATCCAGCATCTGTTTCAATCAAAATTCCGTGACCTACTTCGTTTGATTCTAAAATTCTTAATTTTTTCATTAATACTTTTAAGATAAATATATCGTATAAATATCTTTGTTCGTATTAATTATTTTTTAGATGTAGAAAATTCAAAGTATTTGTTGTTTTCAACGTTAAAATAGAATATATGATTAACAATTTTTCTAACAGAATCTTTAATATCTTGTGATTTAAAATCAATTTCTTTGGTTGTATATAAATTAACCTCAAGATTAAAAAAAGATTTTTTTCCGTGTGATATACCACTAGTTCTTAAATCTAAGTCAACAATTGATTTTTCTTTAAATAAATTAGTGTCTATAGAATCAAATACACTATGTTTTATATCTCTACTTAGATTACAAACAACCCTATTCCAATTATTGTGTTCAAATTTAGGATTTACCCAAGATTGAATGTTTATGTACAATGATTTTAAATTTTTAGAATCAACAGTTCCGTACACTGTTTTAATTGGTTGAAATAAATTCAACTTTACACTTTTACCTTTTTTCATTAATATTCATAATGACATCGTTTATTTTTTAAAAAATATAATCTTTTTAAATACGAATGTCAAAATTTTTTAAAGTATTGTGATATTTGTAATATATGTTAATAGTAAAAATAAAAGAAAACGAATCGATTGATAAGGCTTTAAAGACTTTAAAGTCTAAGGTAATTAAAACTAAACAAAATCAAAAATTGTTTGAGAAACGAGAATTTACAAAAAAATCAGTTGCAAGACGTAAACAGGTGATAAAAGCAATCTATAAAGAAAAGTTTAATAAAGATTAAATTGAACTTTCTAAGTTTTTTAATTTTAGAAAATTTAATTGGTCAAATTTCTCAACTTTAATTCTTTCTATTGTTTCAGATAATTTAGTTTTTATTTCAAACTCCTCTTCTTTTTCCAACATTGTGTTAAGCTTAACAATAGTGTTTTCACGTATAGTTTCGAACTTAGTTTCTAAAGATTGAACATCTTCAGATATAATTTGTAAAAATTCTTTTTTAGAATTTTCATCAAGATTTTCTATGTAATTATTTAATGTTTGATTAGCAATACTAACCATAGTTTTAATTGGAATATTAATTGACTCCTTAACTATTTCATTTTTAGATGAAATTAATTTAATAATATTTTTCTTTGAATTAACTCTTTCCAATAAATCTAATTTATTGATATAAACCAATGAATCAATATCAGAATACTTATTTTCAACAGTTTCTAAAACCATTGGAGTTTTAATATCAGACACCAATTTTTGAATAAGGGTTATACCTTCTTCTAAAAATTCTTTAGAATCAGACTCTGACAATCCTTGAGGTGTACTTAATTGGTCATATAAAGAATACAATTTTGACATTGTTTTATTGTTCAAAACATTGTGTTTGAATTCTTTTAATGATTTCTTGAAATCTTTCTCATTTTTGTAAGATTCAAGTAAGTTTTTTTCAATTATGGATTTAATTTGTCCGAATGTCATTTTGTCTATTTTCAATATAAATATTACGAGTTTAGTAACTTATCCAATTCTTTTGAAATTTCTCCTAAAGATTCTTGTCCATGACCTAAATCTATAAAAGTTTTTCCTTTAATAAAATTATTTTCAATTAAAATATTCATATTTGGTAAAGTTGATTCTGGTGTAATAGTTGCCTCAGTTGGTAATGCTCCTCCCTCTTCTCCTGCTGGTACTTCGGTTGGTTCACTAAATGACTCACCACCTGCCGGAGGAGGTGTAAATCCTCCCAATTCTTCACCACCACCAGGTGTTGTTTCAGCACCTGCGGTAGGAGTAGAACCTGAAGTATTTCCATATAATTTATCAATATTATCGAATATACCTGTTTTAGTAATAACTGTTGGTGTTGCCTTAAGTTCTTCACCAACCGCTCTTTCAATTCTTTGTTGTTGTAAATCTAATCTGATTTCTTCATCAGAGAATCCAAATATATGTTTCTTAGCCCAAGTTGATGATACTGGTTGAATACCATTTCCTGGGTCAGAAACTAAATCTTTGTATAATAAAACTTTTTCTTTCCAAACATCAATTTTTAATAAATCAGCTTGTGTTGATGGGTTAGTTAAACCTAACGTAAAGTTTTGTAATTCGTCTTCAAATCCAAGTAAAAATAAATGTACAATAGCAATTTTATTTAACTCTTGAATCATACTTTTTTGAACCCTATTAATTGTACGAGCAAAACGGATATCTTGTAAAGATAAATTTTTACCATCACCAACAACTTCTTCAAATCCTAAGAATGCTTTTGGAACACGAAGAGCCGTTAATAATTTCTTTTGAATATATTCAATATCTGCAATTTCTGATAAATTTGTTGCTCCAGGTAATGTTGTAATTGGGTCTGGTGCTGCAGGGTCACGAACAGGAATAAAATAATCTTGGTCAACCGCCATTTGGTTAAACCTCATATCCACATTACCAGTCTTGCTATCCACAACTTGTTCTCTTTTAAACTTGTTGGCTACTCGTTGTACATAAGCCTCAACGTCATCATCATTCATGTTACCAACAAATACTTTAAATAATTTTCTTTCAGGTGCACGTGATGTACGATAGATTAACATAGCGTCTTCACACAACAATAGTTGTTTCCAAATACGTCTTGCTTTTTCCAACATAGATGTACCATAAGGAAGTTTTCTGTCATCACCTAATAATCTAAAGTGAGCAATCTCCCATGATTGGAATTCCATATTTTTGTTCTTCCAAGTAAAATGTAAGGCTTTCTTATCTTTGTCTAATTCTTTTGTAATATCAACAGATATCTTTGCCGTTACCCCAACCTCATGACGTTCAATTTCAATGGTGGGTAATTGTTGTATACCAACAACACCTTTTTCAGGGTCTAATTTTAAGTAAACAAAGTTATCACCATACTTACAAGTGTTTCTTGTCCACATAGGTAAATTGGTGTTAATATCTAATGAGTTATTAAATAAATCGGCTAATACCGATTTAATTCTTTTTGACTCAGAATAAATTTGAAGAATAAAACCATCTTCATTTGTGGTTGTAGATTCTTCGGCATAAATGTCAAGTGCTGCAGAAATCTCAGGAGTATATTCCATCGACTCATAATCATACTGAGATGATAATCTTGATGGTTCATAATAAATTGCTTGAGAATATAAATTGTTTTCAACTTTGGCCCATTGATTTGTTAGATAAAAAGTTTGTTGAGCTTGTAATTTTTCCCTTTCAAAATCATCACGATTTTGAGTACGTAAAAGTTCTTGTTTATCAAACTTAAAAGTAGGGTAGTCTTGTTTTAATAATGAGTTTGGTCCAAATGTTTTTGAAAGTCTTTGCCAAACGGTTAAATTATTTTCGCTCATAAATCAATTTTACTTATTATCCTAATAATATAAATAGTTATTTACCACCAAATAACCAACCATATTTTTGATAATCGGCTTTGGTCGCACTTTGATTCATCATCTGACCATCTCTACCCATTTGAGGTACCATGGGATTAAAAAACTCTGAAGAATTTTTATTTTCACTAATTGTTGTTGCCCAAGAATTAATCATTGCTTTTGTGTGATTTGTAACCTTTTCAATTGATTGAAATGATTTCTCGGCGACATACATCGCCATCGATATTGACATAATACAATCATCGTGATGACCTTTTTGATGGTCAGGTCTTCCGTTAATATAAACAAAAGTATTCATCTCATTGTATAACCTACTTGAACGAACTTTAAATCCGTGTCTAAGGTTTTCCTCATAAGCGGCGATAATTTGAACTCTTTTATTGTTAAAATTAATACCAGGAATTTTTTCATTTATTTTTGGGTCCCATTTCCATTTATTTGATGTATCCACGTTATCAACATACAAACCAGATTGGTATCCCATCTCTTGTAATTTCCTTGCTGTTGAGACCCCCATACCTCCCGTTAAATCGACAACACAATACGCGTTGTACATAGTTCCCCATTTGTAAGCAACTTCCGCCAGAACGTCAGGTGGAAGTTTTCCAACATATTCCAAAACTTGTTCTCGAATATCAAAATCTATAATTTGAATACAAGAAAAATCCTCGGAATCTCCTCTTGAAACATCGACACCCATAACATACTTATGACCGTTTTCTGGTTCTTTAAAAATCCATAATCCACCACCCATCATTTTTGCTTGGGGGTCAGAAAGTTGATTTTTAGATATATTTTGCATTAAATCAGAATCAAATACGTTATCACCCGAACCTAAGAAGTTACATTCCAATTCCTGAGCAACTTTTCTTCGGTCAAATTTTAACTTCTTAACCATACCCTCAAACCAAGATGAACAAGGTTTATACCCCTGCTCAATATAGTCAGTAACTATTGAGTGGTCTCTTTCATATGGATTTGGCATTGATAAATCAATAACAACTTCATCAAGTTTATATTCTTCTCTGTTAAGTAAGAAGTGAACTAAATCATTTGTTTTAACCATATACAAATCTTTTGTATATCTTGGGTCACGATACCAAAACATCTCAGATATTTTGAAATCATTCATACCTCTTAAAGATTGGTCGTAAATTTCATAATAAATTGCGTCATATCCGTTTGGTGTTGAAACCACAATAACTTTACCACCCGTAGATAGGGACGCCATACAAGCTGCCCAAAAATCACCATCAGCTTCAATATATGCTGCCTCGTCAAATATTAATATGGTTGGGGTATAACCACGAAGAGCATCCTTAGATGTTGCAACGGCTTTAACCTCACAATTATTATTTAATTTAAAATGTCTTGCAGCATTTTTTTCTGGTGAAAAACCAATACCAACCCACGCAGGCCATTGTTCTGTAAACCCTCTAATCTTATTTGCCATTTCCACGGCAGTATCCAACTTATTGGCGATGATTAGAACTTTTTCTGGTTTATTTTTTTGGGCAAAAGATATCTTTTTTGATGCCCATGCGGCTGTAACAGTTGACACACCTGCCTGACGATACTTTAACGCAACATTTTCATTATATTTGTCGTAATCGTCAATTAAACTTACTTGGTCAGGAAAAAGGTCTAAGGGGACATACTTAGAAACAGTATTGTCGTATGTTTGTAAATAAGTACGAAGTGCGTAAGGAGTATTCCTCATACACTTCGTAAGTTCTATTATTAATTGTTCTTTAGTCACAAATAAATTTATTAAGGTCTCTCGATACCTAAACCACGTAAAAAGTCGTCTAAATCATCATCGTCATCATTACCAGAATCAATATTTTCTTCTTCTTTTTCGTTCTTCCAATTTTCAAAATCTTCTTTCACACTTTTAGCTTTATTCATGATTTCAACAAATTTTGACTTTGCTTTATTTACTTTAGAAGAATCTTCAGAAATTGCATCTCCAACAATACCTAAAATTTGTTCGGCAGGCATTTTGTATAACTCAATTTTAAAAAAAACAATTAAACCTTTATTTTTTGTATCAAACATTTCGTCAGGTAATACAAATCTTAATTGTTCAACAATTTCAGGTCCAATTCTTAATTGCATTGGTTCATTAGCCAATGTATCTGTTTGTCCCATAACTTTTTGACGCATTGAAGGGTCTGTTGGTAATCCGTGTCTACCTGTCGCTTCTTCTAACCCTTTAATAATTTCATGACATAAAATTGGGAAGATTAAACCTGTTGCAGTAATTTTAGTATCTGGTTGGTATTCACCTTCTTCACC